TCTTCATAAATCATCATTGCAAGATCTTCATAATGTTTTTTAGCAACAGAAACAGTATCAGTTCTTATTCCTACTGCTTTTAATTCATTTTGAATATCAAATGATTGCCAACGGTCAAAAGACACAATGCCAATATTAAAACCTTGTCTACGTAGATTAATAATCCATTGCTTTACTTCAGATAGATTTACTGGACCTTCTGACTTTGGTTCCCACCATGCAACTGCATCTACTATTACGATTGGGGCTACTTGTTCATAATCTTTAATTACTTGAATGTTTACCCACTTGTCTACGTGTGCAATTGCTACCGCACACTTATCGTGTTTTTGTGCAAGGTCAGCGTGTATATAATATGTTTTATCTGGATCTGGTTTAAAGTTTTCTGAGAATCTTCTAAATGTGTCAACAGGGTTTGTTAGAGTCATACATTTTATTAATTTATCTTTTTGTTTAAAAAATGCATCTGATGAGTAGGTTGGTGTGCATAAGAAACGCATCATCGCATCACCAAGATCTGTTAAAAACGCAATTTTAAAATCATCAATTTTGCGTGTTGGATTTACTTCCCATGTTGGACGCTTAAGTGCTAACACTTTTGGAATTTTATAAGAAAGAATATGATCTTCTTCCCAGGTAATTTCAAATTCATTATCTGGTCCTTCTGGCAATTCTTCATTAATAATAAATTTATGTCTACGTTCTACTGTTTCTTTCTCAGCAACAACTGCATCATATCTTTGTGAAATAAAGTCACCTTGATAACGAGGGAATGAAAGAAGAACTACCTTACCTAAATCTGGAAAACGAGAATCTACAGTACCACGAAATGCTTTATAAATATTGTCAGCAGTCTTACCTTGTTCATTACCAGTTCCAACCTCAGATGCAAAACCAGAAATTTCATCAAGCACTGCAAGGAATAGGTTTAAACCTTCATGTGATTCTCTTTCTGAGTGTCCAGAGTAAACGGTAATTGCTTTATCAAACTCAATTGAATCTGCTTTGGGATTATACTTTCCAGCAAACCATGGTGATTTTTCAATCTTAGTTTTAAAACCTTTAAAAAATACGTTCTTGGCTTGTTGTGCGTTAATCGCTACGTTAATAATATCTATAGCATCTCCAGATGGTTTTCCATAGTAGGATGCTGGATCTTTAAGGCATAAAAGTTTATATACTACATATGCACAGGCTACTGTAGATACAAAATCTTTTCCGCTACCCTTGCCAAGTTGAAGAATAATTTCATTTTTTGTATACTTTGAAAAATAAGCAGAACCTTCCGATTCTCCCATAATTTCTACCAGATCTTCTTTACGATAAATCTGACTCATTGCCTCAACAATGTCGTATTGGATATCAGAAAGTTTTGGCTGTCCTAGGTAATCTGGAGACTCAACAAATGTCTTAGCATCTACTGGTTTTTCAATAAAGTGATTTTCTTTAAGAACTTCAAAAAAATCATTGAACATCGTGGACAACTGTAATCACTTCGCCTTCTTTAGCAATTGCTGAAAGCCTTTGCATAATAATGTCACGAACTTCTGGATGTGATGATGCAATGTCTCTAAGGATTCCAACAAGAACTTCTTGTCTGCGTTCAATTTCAACCATCTCTTCTGCAAGTTCTTTATTTTCAAGCAGACCAGCCTTTTGCAACATATCAATTCTTTTAGACTCAATATCCATAACAAGTTTGATACCTGCTGTTTTTGCACTTAGGTTACTTGTTAAACTTGATTCATCAATAACCTCATAGGCTTTTGTAATAAGTTTTGTGTAATGTGTATCTGCACCTACGAGTGCCTCTTTGGCACGAGCACGGATTGCATCATTTGCTGATGCCATAACCTTCCACTCATTAATTAGTTGAACAACACGAGTACGAGGAATATCAAGTTCTTTAGAAATAACTGTTGGATCATTACCTTTTAGGTATTCAGTTACAACGGTATTAACTTGGTCTAGGTGGTCTACTAAATCTTTTTCAGTTGACATTTTTTTCCTTTGCTATTTTAAGCAAAACCAAATATCCAATAAGGTCATCAATATCGTTGTCTCCAACATATTCAGTACCTTTCATTAATCTACTCAACTTGTCATCAATTCTAACTCTAAGTTGTTCTGCTGGGTCTGCTTTGCTAAAAATTCTAACTGGATCCAAGGCTGAATCTCCATAAGCAATATTTTTTTCAATAAGCATGTGTGCAATAGAATGACATGTTGTCCATATGCTAGGTCCAGATGGAGCGCCAACTGATTTTAAGTATAAATCTTGACAACTAAAATCTTTAACATCTTCATACACTGGTTGAAGTTTCATCGTTTAGACTTTCTTAAACCAAATTTTGCAAGGTAAACATAAACAGTCTCCACTGTGCATCCACACTCCTTTGCAATTTCTTCTGGAGTTTTTTTATCCATAACATAACGCTTACGCATAAAAATCTCTGATGTATATAGTTTAGCAGCCATAGTATTATTTGTCAACCTCTATATCAGAAATATCATAGTCATAGGCATTTGAGTCTTCTAAAACCCATTTATCATAACTTTCAACATCCCACTTGTTTGTATTAATGAGTCTTTGTATAACTAGATCTTTTTTTGTAACAAAAGATGGTTCTTTTAATCTAATGCGATTATTAGGCTGTATAGCAAAATTTCCATCATCTCTTTGAATAACATGACCACATTTATGTTGCCCTGGATTTTCTGAATATCCATCATCTAAAATATTACTTTCTGGGTTGTGCCAATCTAAAGTAAATAAATATTTTCCTCCAATATTATTTTTATTTCTATCTATATATGACATTCTCATATTGCTTAAATTTTCAAACTTTGTAACTGCTATATATGGACTAAAAGAATTCCATAAAACAAGATTATAGATTGGTTCTTCTGGAACGCCTGGCTTAGTACAAAATGCATTAATTGGCATTCTCCACCAAATACCACCGTCTTCCATTAAAAAATGAAACAATGGGCTTCTACTTTTAATACTTGATACGCCAAAGATTACACATGGAAAATATTTATCATGACTATCTTCTTGGTCTCTTAAAAAATTACCACGAACATAGCATTCAATTGGTGGAATATTTGCATTTAACTCTGGCATTATTTTATTCTCCTTTTTACTGTATCAAGCCTATCCCAAAATCCGCCTGGATTTCCTTGATAAACTTGTCCAGTTTCACGATCTATTAATAACCATTTTTCTGGACATAGTGTTTTTACAGTTAAAGAAACTTCATTGTCTTCTTCTTTAAAAACAAAATTATTTCTATTCATTATATCCTACTGCTTTATCCCAGTTATTAATAGCCCAGTGACCGATGCCACAAGCATCAGCAACGTCATTATCGTTAATAGTTTTATTATAGTTGATTTCAATTAGTTTTATTGTCCTTTCTTTTCTAAACTGCCTTTCATATGCTTTGTACCAAGAATCTGATTTTCCAGGATTTTTTGATCTAAGCAACAATTGTTCTTCTTTAGTTAATTTTTTATTACCAAGATAATTCTGCCAGGTAATTGGAGAAACCTTTCCAATAGTTCTAATGCCATACATTGCAGCAGCCCCAAGTAGCGCCCCCTGAACCAGTGCAAGATCAGCAGCAGTTTTTGGACTATTCATAAATACTGTATGTTCAATAACAATAGCATCTGTTTCTATTACAGCATCAAAATATGCTAATGTTTTTCTTGCTGCATCACCAACTTTTTCATAAATATCTCTGCCTTGAAAATTAATTTTTCCAAACTGTGTTAAATCTTTATCAACAAAAAGTGCATAAGCAAGACTATTAGTGCTAGCATCAATAGCACATATTTTTTGTGGATTACCAGTTTTGCTCATAGTCAACAATTCCCTTTAATTGTTTTAACATTTTGTCTACTTCTTTTTTGCTTACATTGCAATTAGAACAAAAACCAGAGTCATTATATATTGATAGTTGTTCCCCACAACCACCAAGGCATAATCTTTTTTTTCCAATTCTTCTTTGTCTGCGAGTTATTTGATATCTTTCTGCTATCTTTTCTTTTGTGGCTTCATCTCTACAATCTTCTCCACAATAAATTTGATAACTTACTTTGGGTTCAAAGTGATTATCGCATCGTTCACATAGTTTCACTTAACCCCTCCAGGGACTTAAGTTTAATCACTCCAGTTCCTGCATCTGCACATGCCTGTTGAATAGGACATGTTTTACAGACCTTTGAGTTTGAGCGATAATTTTTTGTTGGCAGTGTACGATCTACCCAAGCCTTACGAACATCACGCATCCATTGAAAAGCATTTTCAATCCATTGTCTATAGTTATCATCTACTTCTACTGGAAGAACAAGAAGTTCATGGTTATTTTTATTTTCATAAATTAGAACACCCTTTTTCTTTCCAAGAATTTTCATATAAATAAGTAACTGAATTAAATGACCAGTTTTAGGCTTCATAGAGTTTTTACGATATTCAAAACCTTCATTAAGCATTGTTTTAATTTCGCCAACAATTTCTTCGCCTTCCCACTCAAGCATGGCATCCCCATAGCCAAAGATTGGTGGATCATCATATCTAATTTTAAATTCTGTTGTTGGTTGGTTATCGTCGTCTCTAAATATTTTTGCTACACCAGCATTCATCATTGCTGACTGGATTCTTCCATGTGAAAGAGTACCAGCAGTCATATTTGCTGCACCGTATGCATCTGCATTGTCTTCAAATGTTGCACCATCAAACGCTAGATACCAATATCTTGGACACTCTCCATGACTATAGGCAATAGTTGATGGAGCAAATGTTTTTTTGGTTTGAAACTTTGGTCCACGATTAATAACATATCCAGATTTTATTTTTTCAATTAAAGCATCAGAATCAAGTATATTGCTCTTATTAGAAACACTCTTTATCATCACGCTCTGTAGTAAGTTTTTTGTCATTTTTATCCCCTGTTTATATAAGTATACCAGTTAGCGCATTATGTATTTAAGTGCTGATACTAGATCGTTGATTGCTTGTGCTGCTGTAAAATATATGTTTTTCTTTGCCCTGTCAGATTTATCAACATTAGCCATCCAAGTTGCCTTAAAAGACATCTTTGCTGCAATTGCCTGAAGTCTTACTATTTCTAAACTAGCAACCTGAATAGGAACGTCTGGCTTAATAATAATTTTTGCAATCATTGTTAAAGCAGTTGTTAGTTCTTCATCTTGCATATAATCTGCTATTTCACTTAATCCATTGACCATATCAATCGTTGTTTTTTGTGGTACTGTTTCAGACATTTTGGTCCTCCTCTGTTAATTGTTCTAACATTTCCATTTCAATTATAGCAAGCCTTACTTTTGTATTGCCTTCACCAAGTACTACAATGATTGCTGCAGACTTGTCTCTGCCTGCCTTTATAGCATCTGTTACTGCTTTAGCCCACACATCTTTGTTGAGTGTAAAAGATTTACCAACCTCTTTAAAATCAACTACAAAATTACGCCAAGTAGCATCACCCTTCTGAGTATTTCTTCCAGAATTTTTATGTTGTTTAGCGCCTATTCTTTTTGATTCATTTTTTTCACTCATCAGAAAAATCCTTTTTCTTTTTCTTTTGTGGTAACAAACCAACCTTTGAAATGTGTTTTTTTGAACACATCCATGTTGCATCTCCAGACTCAATCCAATATCTTAAAGATGTCACCTCTTCTTGACAAGTTTTACATGGAAATTTGCCAGGATATACAGAAAACTTTTTATCAAGCATTAATTATTTTTGACTTAAGTTGTTGTTGCAAATCTAAGTCTTCCTTAACCCTATTAATAAATCCATCACGTCCTTGAACCTTGGTGCCATCATCTAATTGATACCATGCTCCAGTTCTGTTTACAAGACCAATTGACTCTGCAGTATCAACAAGATCTCCAATAGAATCAATTCCTAAGTCATCTCCTCTAAAATAAAAGTCATACTCGCCAGACTGAAACCCTGGAGATGTTTTAGAAAATTGAAGTTCCCAACGAATTTTTCTACCAACCTTTTCCTCAATTAACTTATCTCCAACTTTAATTTTTCCCTTAATTGCTTGGTTATCTGATTCAGAAGAAAATAGTTTAATTACTGTTGATGAATAAAACTTAGTAGCCTGTCCACCTGTTGGCTGTTGGCTTGTATACATTGCATTAATATTGTTGCGAGACTGAGATATTAAAACAAACAATGTAGGCTTAACTTTATTGTTAGCATAATTAATCATTTTCCATGCATTACTAAAGTCACGAGACTCTGCACCAATCTGTTTTGTATTTTCTAATTGTTTTAATTCGTCAGAATCTTTTTCAAAATAAATTGCTGGAAGTAGTGATGTAATTGAGTCAACAACAACCATATCAACACCAGCATTCATAAGACTAGTTCCAATATCAACCATCTCATTAATTGTGCGACATTGTGAAACAATTAGTTTAGAGGTATCAACACCAAGATGTTCTGCCCATGCTTTATCGTATGACATTTCTGCATCAATCCACGCACAGATTTTTCCTTCTTTTTGTGCCAAACCAATCATTTGAAGGCATAGCGAAGACTTTGCAGAAGACTTTGAACCCCATATAAGAACTTGCCTACCATATGGCAATCCACCATTTAAAGCCCTGTTTAAGCCAAAACTAGGTGTTGCTGCATACTCTGTTGCTGGAATTGTGTCTCCAGACATTACAGTTTTTCTTAGTTTAGGATTTAATTGTGCTAGTACGTCTTCTATTGTTACAGTCATTAGAACCTTACCCCATGTTTTTCTGGTCTAGTTTTATTAAACTCTACCTTTTCTCTTAATGCTTGATCTAGTGATAATCTAGTATACCCTGAATCAACCATCCCTGCATAAAGATCTAGTGTACGAATAATAATATCGGCAAATTCTTTTGTTATTTCTTCTTCGCCTTTGTCTTTACGAACTGCTTCCATAACCTCAGTTACTTCTGAAACAATCATCATGCATTGTTTTGCAATAAAAATATCATCTATTTCTTCAGGCCAAAATCCTTTTTCTTTTGCAGCCTTATGTAATTCAATTGCAAAATTATCAAAAACATTGTCATACATTTGTTACATCCTCCATTATCACTGTGCCATCTTTTGTTTTGCCAAAACTAAACTTATAAGAGTTTCCTTCTTGAATGTGCATATATGCTTTTGGAAATGCAGTTGGGAAAACTGTGACAGAATGTAAGTCTCTTGCAGTATCTGCTAACGTAAGAGATGCCATCTTTTTCCCAGTTTTAGTAATTCTTGATTTAAAAGAAACAACAAACATTTCATCATCTTTATATGGTAATTGCTTGTAGTTTAAAAATTTTACAAGAGCATCTGATGAACCTTTTAGTTCATCAACTGGGATTGCAGACAAAATACGATTATCACTTGCTAAGATCAAACAAGTTTTTCCAGTTTCAATTTTTGTTTGTTCTTCATCAAAAATTCCAACACTGCCAGTCTTATCAAGTATTTCAACTCTTGACCAACCTTTGCCACGTTTAATTGCTTTAACCATACCCATAAGAATGAAAGATCCTTTTTCTTCAAAATCTTCAATTGGTTGAATAAAGGCATGATAGTGTGAAGGAACTGTAATGTTGAATTCTGGAAGATTTAAATATTCATATAGGTTTTCTTTAATTTCATCATCATTACGTGGATTATCATTAAAGGTTGCTGCACCAGTTAATCTTAATGCACTTAATGCTCTACTATTTACTCCATTACCCTTTGTAAAAGTAAACTCTTCAAGTTCTTTATAACTATTAAAGGGTCTTGCATTAATATATTTTTGTGCAATATTGTCTGAAATAAATTTAATTCCAGTTAATCCAAAACGAATTCCCTTACCCTCAATCTTAAAGTCTAAGTCTGAATCATTAATGTGTGGAAGTTTAATTGGAATGCCCATTCTTTTTGCTTCAATAAGATATTCTGTACGACCATCTTTATCTTTTTCATTTTTAAGAAGAGCAAACATAAACTCTAGTGGGTAATAATACTTTAGCCACGCCGTCCAGTACGAGAGAGTAGAATAAGCAACCGCATGGCTCTTGTTGAACGAGTATCCTGCGTGTGCTTCAAAGTCGTGCCAAAGGTCAAGAGCCTGATTAGGACATAACTTGTTCCTGATATAGAATACACCCATATGTATCATTAGTAAAGTCTTTCATAATTTGATGTATATATGATACATTTTGTTTACCGTGTTTACGAGCAATATAGTCTTTACCAATTGTATTCATTGCTCCTGGACGTACTAGTGCGTTTGAGGCTGCTAGTTCATTAAAATTCTTTACCCCCATTTTTACCAGAAGATTTGTATATGGTGTTGCTTCACATTGAAACACACCCTTTGTATAACCATCTGAAAGCATCTCATAAATCTTTGAATCTGCCATATCAATAGATAGCAAATCAATATCTACATAATGATTTTCTTTAATCATAGACACTGCATCCTGAATAACGCTTAATGTTTTTAATCCAAGAGCATCAATCTTAATAAGTCCAATCTTTTCTGCTTCGCTCATATCAATTCCTACAACAGGAATTCTTTGATCTGAACCTGGAGATGATCGTGTTTCTAATGGTGCATATCTAAATATTGGATCTTTACTTGTTACAACTCCTGCTGCGTGAATTCCAGTACCACGAATTCTTCCACGTAACTGGTCTCCGTAAACAACTACTTCTGGATATTTTTCTCTAAACCAAACTGTGTTTTTAGATGTACAGAATTCGTCCCAAGTGTCAACAAGTTTTAAAACCTTATTAACATCTGTAAGCGGAATGTCTAGCACTCGTGCAACGTCACGGACAACGCCTTTATCTTTAAATTCAAGGAATGTTGCAATAGATGCTACGTGCCTATATTGTCTTACGAGATAGTCTTTTACATCGTCACGCCTTGTATCTTGAATGTCTGTATCAATGTCAGGAAAGTCATTACGTTCTGGATTAATAAATCTAAAGAAAAGAAGTCCATGTTCTAATGGATCAATATCTGTAATTCCAAGAAGATAACAAACTAGTGAGCCAGCAGAAGATCCACGACCAGGACCAACCATAATGTTTTCTTTCTTTGCCCAAGAAATCATATTTTGAACTACCAAAAAGTATGGTGCAAACTTTTTATCTCTAATAATTGATAGTTCTTCATCAAGTCTTTGTTCATAGGCATCGTTGCCAAGCCAGTTAGAGTTAAGTCTTTTTTCTTCTAATGCAGCAATGGCCAAGTTTGCCAACTCTTGATCTGGATTTTTATATTGAACTGGAAGAAGATTTAATCCATCTTTAATGTCATAGTCTTGCACTGTGTTTGCTAACTTTAATGTGTTTTCATAAATGTCAGGTCTGTCAATACCCTGTGCTTCCATTGCTGTTTTAATCTCTTCATATGAAAGAAGATGTATATCAAATTTATTAAAAGTTATTTGTCTATCTTCTCCATAAAGATAATCAAGACGTTCCATCATATTTTCTTTTTTCTTAGACTTTTCATATGATGCTTCTTTGTTTACCTTAGCATGCGTATTCATGAGTAATTTAAACTCTTGAATTTCTCTTTGAGATGTATCTGAATGGTGGCAATCTGGAGTTACAACAACATCAATTTTAAACTCATCAGCAAGTTCAATAAGATGCTTGTTAATTTCTGGGGTATTATGTGGCATAACTTCAATATAATAATCACTGCCAAATGTATCTTTAAACCATTGTATGTGTTTTTTAGCAAGTGCAAATTCATTTTCTTCAAGTGCTTTTACGATAACGCTACTTGGACATGCAGAAGTGACAATAATTCCTTCGCTATATTTTTTAAGAATATCAAAATCAAACCTTGGCTTTTTAAAATACCCATCTGTCCATGCTATTTCACTAATTTTATTTAAGTTTTCTAAACCTACTTGGTTCTTGGCTAGAAGAACTATATGGTTATAGACAAGATCTTGCTGACCTTCTCTTTCAGACTTATCTCTGCGGTCAGAGATGTCTGCACACATATAGCCTTCTAGACCAAGTATTGGCTTAATACCCTTTTCTTTTGCAGCACGATACATTTCTCTG